ACTACTGGTGATAGGATGAAGGCCTATGGCAATGTTAAGGATAATTTTAAAAGGACTGCTGACCTCTGGAATGCTTACCTGCAAGGAAGGGATATTTCAAAACAACCAATAGAATTATTTGAAGTTGGTATTTTCAATCAACTTCAGAAAATCTCCAGAATTGCACATGATCCAACTAATCCTGATTCTCATGTTGATAATGTGGGGTTTGGCGGTATTGCAGGTGAACTGGCATTGAAGGGTAAGAATAAATGAATATTTGCCCAAGTTGTAAAACCATGTTGAAAACTACAGAATTATATGATGTTTATCAATGCCCTGCCTGTAAACTTACAGTCACTACCGATGATATAAAAAACATTTACAATTATTGTAATGATTGCGGTGTTAGGTTAGGCAGGGTGCAACATAAAAGACGTAGGCCATCTATTTGTTATGCTTGCAGGGGAACAAAAAGAGGTAACCCAGAATTGCGAGAATTATTCAATGAATTACAATTTCAGAATAGTAAAAAAACTCCAGAGGAATTAGGAGAGAATGAAAGATTTGAAGATGATCCTAGAGCCTTGAAGGAAATAGATACTGGAAGAGTTGTGAGAAAACCCACCCAAGTATTCAAGGGTGGGATTGAATATGATTGATCAAACTTCCAGAACTTTCTTCATCAATTGATCGGCCTGTTTCGCATCCCTAGCCTGCTCTAAATCAACAATGGTGTAATTAGTCTCAGCAGTAGTTGAATGCTTGCTATGCCCCATTCTAGCCTTCCTAATGTGGTCTGGAACCTCGGAGATCATGCTAGTATTGTAATACTTTCTAAAACCACCAATTCCATAATCAGGAACTCCTGCCAGATCACAAATCTTCTTTATATTTTTTCTCATGGCATTTTGTTCAAATGGTTTTTTACCATAGGCATTTGGAAATACCCAGAGATCACAATGAGACTTTAATTTCCACTCCTTCAGTATCTGAACCAATCCATCAGGCAGGCCAAGTGTTCTAACCCTGTAAAAGTTTTTGGTATCTTGAACATTGCCTTTGTTATCAACAGTTCTATTTACTGTTACTGTTTTACTATCAAAACAAATATCACCCCACTGTAAGCCTTGTAATTCGTTTGCAGATAGGCCTGTGAATGCTGAGAACATTACAAAGCATTTAAAGTAAGTTGAATTTTCAACACCTTTAATCATTGAGGCAATATGATCATGAGAGTAACCACCTCTTTCTTTTTCACCGCCAGAAATTTTATCTCTTTCTTTTGGATTATTAGGATTGACTGCAATGTAACCCTTGTTGATAGCATACTTTAAAATCATGTTTAATGTGCCGACACAATGTCTGATCAGCTTTGCAGATTTACCAGAGTTGGCCATACTATCTATGAAGAGATTGATATCACCTGTAGTTATCTTTCTGATTGATTTACCGCCAAAATAAGGCCTTAGATGCAGGTTGAAGTGTCTTTGATCATTGTCAAAAGACCTTGCCCTGATGCCCTTTACAGTCCTGTCTATGGACATTCTTCTTACATCCAATGCCTTTTCAGCTATGTCCTCAAAGTATGCATCTTGAATTACCTGCACTTGACTTTGCAATGTTTTCTCCAAGGCATCCCTCTCAATTCTAAGTTTTTTCTTATCTTGATTAGTTACCTTCTTGAAATGCTTAGGCCAAGTGCCTGTATTTTCATCCATAATTTTATATTGGAACTGGTAAGATTTAAATTTCTTACCTCTTCTAATTCCAGTAAAAACATAAATATCAGTGATTCTATATTCAGTCATTAGTTTGTCTCCTCATCAAATGCACAACAATCTTTACATCCACAATACTCTGGTTCTAAATCCTCTCCATTTAATTCATCCCAAAGACTTTTCCAAACTGTTTTCATTTTAGGAGTATCATCAAAATAGCCTCTTGTATCTGTGCAAGTGGAATGCACCCCTATCAATGGAAACCAATGTTTATCTTTATTTGGATATATTGAGTAATAATAACCATCGTTAGCAACCAACATATCATACCAAAGACCCATTTCTTTCATTTTGTTTTCACACTTAATTTTATTCATTAGTTTGCTCCTTTAAAAAGTAATATTCTTCCATCAGGGTGTTGCACCATAATTTCTTCGACCTGCAATTTTTTGGCAACATTGTCCGCAATTTCTAAGAATTTAAATGATTGTTTATCTTCCAATGCTACCTCAATCTTTTCACATGGTAGGCCTGTTGTATGGCCTTTACATATGCCAGTAACTGGGTAGTGAGTACAACCACCAAACGCAATGTAAAACTTATAAATAGTATCACTGAGCAGTTTTTTCGTACTGCCCAGTTTAGTTTCATGCGGAATAATTATAAATGCTAGTTTCATTAGTTTGTCTCCTCTAAAATAGTTGGTCTATTTACGACTGTTTGCTTAATGCCCTTATAGACTTTGTGTTCTTTGATAGTAGCCTTAACTTTGATACTATCACCCTTGTTACCAAGGCATTTGCCCCAGTAAACAAATACGTTACCCTGACCATCAACAAGACTGTTCAACCAACTTGTTACTGGTCTGCCATTAAAGTAATTCTGGAAATCAAGTTTGAATTTCAAAGTCAAATCAAATACATCCCTGTCATTAACCTCACCGACAAAGTTAGAAGGTGAAAGCCTTCTTTCTCTAAGTCTGGCAATTTTGTATGAATGCTTTTGAACTCTATCCTTCAAACTTCTTATCTTGAACACTTCATCCTTGATTGATGCCCATAATTTTTCAGCCTGTAATTCTTCTGGAGTTCTGAATTTGTATGGGTTTTGATATACTGGTTCATCAGTAAGAAATAAAACTTTCGAAACTTTAAGTTCCTTACAAAGTTTTTTTGCCTTTTCATTAGCCTTCTGAAAATCAGTTGAAAGATTAAGCAAATGGTTTGTTCTCCATTCTTCCCTAGCTACTGGATCACCATTGGCATTCTTGCCCCATACAGTTTCTTTCCAGTTGCAGTAAAGTGAAAACATTTTTGCACCATATACATTGCCATTGAAAACATATTTGTTTTTTGACTTATCCCAATCATATCCAAGACTTTCTTCACTAAGTCGAACAAAGAGAGAAGATAATTTTTTTCTCTCTGATGTCCACTGAATATGCTCTTTTGTAAATTTTAAACTATTCATAATTAGTCTCCTCAAATTTATACTCTTTTAATGTAATATTTTTATGCCTACAGGTCAAGTAAATAGGCAAAAAAAATGTAAAAAACCTGACGAATTTTATTCAAAACACAAAAAAAACCCCCAAAAACCTAAGTCTTTGAGGGTAATAATTGAAATATTTATTTGGTTGGCACAGTGGTTGGCCTTATGGTTTCCTTAATGTTTTAGCTACCTTTTCTCCTGATCTACCTACTACATATCCACCAACACCTACTGTTAACAATGTCCATAATTCGTCTGGCAGGGGTATCATTAACTTGCTACCAGTAGCCACTTCAATAAGCGGAAAAATCAAATAATTTACACTTACAATTAATGTAATATTAAACATCAAAATTGGCCTCCAACTACTGGCAATCCAACTTTCAGACTTGGCCTCGGCAAGAATAATCTGACTTGCTGATGCCTCAATCTGCTTTGTGTTTTCTAATAATGCAAGCCTTACCTTATTTTCAGCCTCTGCCTTTTTGTCAGGGTCTGGTATGGCCTCTTTGACTATGTCACCTACAATAGGTGCTAGTGCTGATATTAATCCTATCAAATTATTCTCCCTTACTTTGATAATTACTAAATCTGCCTTCTTTGACCTTAATACATCTCCATCTTATAGCTTTCCATTTTGGCATATATACAGGAACCTGTGAGCCAATCTCCAAGGCTCTTTCTTTACATTGATCGTATGTTTCATATATCACTGGGTATTCATGGTTTTCTAATGTCATACAATTCTGCGGTATCTGCATCATACAAACAGTAACTAGTACCTTATACATCCTGCCATTGACCAGTACGCATCTGTTCAGCTAGTTCATATGCCCTTTGTCCTACCTGAGATGCCCACTTTGATTCACCGCCATTTGATCCTGTAATCATCTCTTTTGATGCACCTTCATAGTCAGCATTTGACAGGCAACCAATGAATTTTTGAAATGTATTTAAACCTGCAAAACCTAGGTTGAAACACATATTGTCGCAAACTGCTTTTCTTACTTCATCTAGGCCATTGTACCAGTCAGTACCGCTTAACTGCTCCTGTACCTTCTTTACATCATTAGACAGCATTAACTCTGCCTCTTCTTCAGTAACCCCTACATCCTCAAGGTTCCTGCCATAAGCAATTGTCAATTTATTTGCACTACAATGATATGGAAAAAGTCTTTTGCCTTCATGACGTTTTAATTGATCTATAAGTTTGCTCATAACTAACCTTTTAAATAATTTGCCCACCAGATAATTACAGCCACACCAATGCAAGCTACAACAACTCCAACAGTACAGTTTATCAATAAATCTCTTTTTCTGGCCTGTTCTTCCAAGGCCTTTTTGTGTTCTGCTCGAGCATGGGCAATCGTGGCTTGGAGACGTTCCCATTGACCACTAGACCCATAAAGCAAAAAAATTGAACGCAATTCGTCTTTTAATCTTTTCTGTTCTTCTTCCTTGAAATGCTGATCTATGGCATCATCCATGATACCACCAAACAATCTTTTCTTTTTTTTTCTTTCCTTACCAAACCCAAGTTCAGCCTCACCTCTGGCATAATTTTGGATAGCTGTCGTAGCTGATGAAAGATCACGACCCATTTCTACACATTTTTTCAAAGTTTTGTGTGCAGACACAATGAGTCCAAATGCACTGACAGGATCTATCATTTATGTAACCTAACTTATTTGGAGAGAACTTTATCTAGTTTATCTTCTAGTCTGTGTAAGGCATCCATTAGCTTTGTAATGTCATCCTTAACATCATCTTTTCTTGCATAATTATATGCAATTTCTTCTCTTGTTTTATTGATTAATATTTGTTGCCTTTTGACCTCTTTAACGAGGTATGTGAACACCCAACCAAATGGAATTACAATCAGGGATAGGACAATATTCCAAAACAACATCCCATCTATTTCACCCATTATGCTAAATCTCCCCACCAACCAACTCTAATATGTGGTAAATCTTCGGCAGTGTTACTGCTCAAAGTACAGGCTCTTAATTGTGAGCTACCTGCTAAAATTGCATTTGAAAATCCTGTAACCCCTCTGCCATTTTGAGTATCAGTGCTTGTTTCTGCACTTCCTGCATAAACATAATTAATACTGGCAAAGTCATTGTTTATGGATATTGTATAATCACCTGTTCCATTATCAGTGACACTAGCTATATTAAAACTATCTCGTAAAGCTATAGTGCCAGTGCCATTT